ACTCGCCTCCTTTTTATATTTTTAAAATAGTATTCCAGTAGTTATAATACTCTCTTGCTTCCTTAGTATGATCTATTATTGCCTGGTCTTTGTATCCTTCATTTTCTATTTTATCTTGCCAACTCATTGCACCAAAATATCTTACAGCTTTATAAAATTTTTTTCTAGTATTGCTATTTACTTCAGTTTCTTTCATAATATGATAAAAAATCTTATCTGCTAATTTTCTATTTATACCTGTGTTATTATATTTGGAATATAAATAATCATGAATTACAGCACTTTTTATCCATTTTCCAAAAGGATTATAAATAGATTGTAGACATTTTGGAATAGATGCTCCATCTGTTATAAAACCTTTAAAGACTTTTATCTGATAGCCATTAATGTCATAGATATAATCATCTAATAGCATTGCTTTACCATCAGATAAAAATCTTAGATTTAATTTAGTTTTTTCCATCTTTTAACTTCTTGAATAATGGTTGTAATTCAGCTACTACAGCATCTATTGTATTTTCGTTTATGAATATTCTCAAATGTTTTGGCAATTTAGATATGAATTCTTGTACAGCTTTCTTTTTAAGTTCTCCAAGCCCCTTACCTTTTATAGATATTTCTTGTTCAATAGCTTCTCTATTTAAGGCTTCTCTCCCTTCATATCTCCATTTCAAAATTAAATAAACTACCAATGATACAACATAACCTAATACATTCCATAACAATTCCTTTTCCATAATTACTACCTCCTAAAATTTATTTTTTTTGTCTGACCAGACTGTTTATTTAAAAGCTACCTTATCTGCTCCCTTGATTTGCCAATGTGGGGCATCCTTGAATGATTTCCAACAATTTCCACCCCACTCAATATTGTATTTTTGTAATAATCCACTATTTTTTGCTATATTGTAAATATCTTGATAATAATGGAAGTCTTGCAAAGTTCCTTTGTAAACTCTATTAACTATAACTCCAATATCTACAGCATAGCCTAACCCATTGAATTTTATTTGATGATTTGATTTTTTTCTAAATCCATCACAATTTGTTACTTTAAATCCTTTTATAGTTCTACCTTGCTGATACAATTTATTCTGTTCTTCTGGTGTACTTACACCTCTTAGAATTCTAAAGTCCCAAGGGCTTATTAAAATTAATTCTTTAAAAAAATTAATCAAGTTTGGATGTACACCTTTCAATTTATCCAAGCTTGCTTGTGATAAAACAAACATATATACCTCCTTAAAAAAATGACCTTCTGAGAGCCTTTTTAACACATTTTAAAAGAGGTAGCTATACTAAACTACCTCTATTTTATTTTCCTATCGCTATCCAAAAATATCCATCAAATTTCCCAAAATTATATGTAAATCCAGATGTTAAAATTTTCATTTTATTATTAGTTTCAGGAATGCAACTCCATTTACCATCACTTATATTATGGTAGTTATAATTTCTTGCAACAGATGTATTATATGAACTATTAGAGAAAGGGATTGGTAAATCTACAGGGTGTTCTTCATAATCTTGCTTTGTAACAGTTAAACTTATAAATCCCCATTGTATAATTAATCCAGTTCTTTTATCTTTGAACCAACTTCCTTTTTCATTACTACCAGTCTCTGTTAAACTTTCAAGATCACTTATAATTGCTTCTAACGAATAATCTTTAAAATGCTCTGCAGAATTAACAGTGCTAGATGTTCTTTTAATACATCTATGTAATTTCCCAGAAGTTTTATCTAAATAATATTCACCTTCAATTTTTTCTCCTGGATCTTGAATAAAATTAAGATTTACTTTACCTCCAGCAACACCTTTAAACTTAGTATCTATTTCATTATTAACAGTTTTGAATTTTTCATTTATTTCATCTAACTTATTTCCTTCTAAAACTGTATCTGCTGTTGTTCCAAAGTTTTTATTAAATGCTGTATTTTTGTCAAAAGAATTTTCTTTTCCATTTAATGCATCAGTTAATTTTGCTATTTCTCCATTAAATGTATCAGTATTTTCTTTCAAATATTTTGTTACAACTTTTTTAACATCTCCATCCAATTTTTTAATTTCATTGTTATATGCTTCCTTTAATGCTTCAATATTACTATTTTTTTCAGTTTCTAGATTTTGAGATAAATTAGATTTTAGAGTATTTAATTCAGTTTTTGTTTCTTCTTCAAATTCTTTTATTTTTTTAGATATTTTAGTTATTTCAGTTTGAACAATAGCTTTAACATCTTTATGTTGGAACTCTTGCTCGGCTTCTAGTTTTTTAGTCTTTATAATTATGTCATCTAAAGTTATTCTATTTGCACCTTCCACAATAGTTATTTTTAGAGTAGTCCAACCACCATTAACGAAAACACTATAATGAATAGGAAATAATACTTCATCTTTCTCAGTTACATTTATATTTTCAACCTGATAACTTTTATCTGGAAGTATGTATTTGAGTTCTAATTGTTTCCCTTGCAAAGTCTCAGCCCCAAACATATAAATAAACTTTAGTCTTATATGTGGAAAACCTCTATCTCCTACTGTAAACACATGACTATCTAGAACTTCACATCTATTGGAATAAACTAAAACATTTGTTATATGTTCCATTATTTACCTCCTACTATTTTTATATGTAATTCTTTTCTTTTTATTTCAAATTCATTTTTAGAAATCTTTTTAATATCCTTTAATGTTTTGAAATAATTTTCGGTATCATAGATGCTTTGAATGAATGTTGTTCCAAAAAGCATTAATTTACCTAATTCTAATAATCCAACAGTCATTCCTACATTATCTTCAAAGTACCATGTTACTTTTTGCTCTAAACCAAGTGATTTTGCCAATTGAAGTGATACAACAGTAGCTACCATTTTTGCTATATCATTATCTCGACATCTCTGTCTATGTTTATCTCCATTAGTAATTTCATAATCAAAACCATACTCAAGAATCTCTTGTTTTATATTGTCTATATTATTAAAACAATATTCTCTGAAACCTTCCTTATCCTCAACTATCCATTTTTTATTTTTAAGGATATGATAAGGACTAGGCTTATCTTCTATGTTATACATTACATCTTCTGTTTCAGAATATTCCCAAACAGCTGGAATACTTTCTCCTTTAAACTCTACTAATTCTCCAAAATTTGTTATTTCTTTATAGTTATGTATTTGATTTTCTGTTTGAAAAACAATTACTACTTCTCCATTTAATAAATTTTCTTTATTCAAATAAAAATACATATTAATCAACCTCCATTGCTATGTATTGTACTTCTCCATTTCCAGTTGCAGATGATATAGTTGAAGTTTCAGCACTTGCTGTTATTGATAAGTTTTTAAAAGAAGAATTATTTATGCTATATATAACACCACTATATTGATAATATTCATACTTTATCCCTGATGCATCTTTTCCAACATCATGTCCATGTGAAGTATAGAATTCTCCACTTACTTCTAAATTACTTTCTAAAATTGTAATTTCTAAAGTGTAAGTAATATTTGTTCTAGTTATAAATTTTTTTAAAAACTTCACTAAGTCCATATTTATGCCCTGTTCCCTTATGCATCGGGATTTTTTCCGTCTTATTTACAATAAAAAAATCTTCATTTTCAAAAATAACCATTTTTTTATATTTTTCAAGCTCATTTTGAGAAATTTGCAGTTTTTTTATTTTATTTTCTGCTTTCTCATTTTT